CGCGGTGCATTGCTCAAAGGTTTCGTAGAGTTCGAGGTAGTGTAGGTCAGCTACCCCTGCGTTCATCTGGATCAGTAGGAGTATCCACTGCATCCTGCTCTCCTTTCAAATGCTTGACGATTATGCGCAGCGCATACTTGCGCTCGCCCGTCCAGTGGTCCTTGAACGCCGCCCACAGTTCGTCTGCGATCTGGCTGCGGTCGGTCATCGCTTCTTCTCCTGCACCATCCGCGTCACATGTGCGTTCAAAGTATCCAAAAAATCGTAGCACAAGCGCGCGTCGCCCTGGGCGAAGGAAACGATCTGGTTTGCCCATGTCTCGCTGTTGATGGTTGTTGCGTTGCGCCGCTGGGCGGCCTCTTGCAGGGCGTCAAAATTGCTCATCCGTAGTACTCCTGATATTCAACCATCCAGATCCCGCTGATGCAAAACGGCCCGGTCACATAGACTTCGCTGTAGCCTGGTATGGCCGACGCCCTCTTGCGATCGGCATACTCTTTGGCCGCCTGCTCTGTCTCAAACTGCTTCTTCTCTTTGCGCTGTCCCATTGGGTCAACCTCACAGCGCAAGCATGGCGAGAGGGACGACGAAGATGGCGAGTGCGCCGAGGATGTCAGATAGTGTCATGGTGTTTCTCCCGTGGGTGGTGGTGGGGGCCGAAGCCCCCCCCGGTTGATTATTGGTTGTTGATCCATTCGATTGCGTCAATGGCGCTGCGGCACTTTACGAAATCATGTTTGCCCTCAAGTTCCCACTGAACGAACCATTCGTTACTTGCGCCACCTGCTTCGCGGCCACCAAAAATTGTAAAGTCGTAGCCGGAGGCTTTGCCCTGCCACTTGCCGCTGCCAGTTTTGGCGATCTGCTCTACGCGGCCTGCGCTGAGCTTGCGGCTGTTGACGCGGATGGTGTCGATGCCGAAGTATTTGATGTCGGTCTTGTTGAGTGCGATGGTTGTCATGTCCGTATTCCCTTGCTGTGTTGTTTGCTTCTACACCCTGTATATAATCAGTGTGGCCACACGTTCAAGGGGTAAAATGAAGATTGACTTGATCATCGTGGCCACATAGATAATAGGGCATGAACAAAACATCATACATGAAGGTCCGAGTGACCCCGAAAGAGCAGGCCGAGTGGCGCGAGATCTGCCGCGCGCTTGGCTTAGAGTTCTCAGCGATCGTGCGGGACACCATGAAACGACGCGCGGCCAGCATCAAACGCAAGCAGGAGGCAGAGCAGTGAAACCTGGCGACATGAACCAAATAGGAGACTGGGATCTTGAGAACGGCTGGGCCTGGCGATCGATGCTGTACTTCGGCATCGGCCTGTGCGCGATGCTGATCTGCTCGTTTGTGACGGGCGTGTTTTTTGGCTATTTGATCTGGGGTGTGTGATATGAAAATAGAAAACACTTGGGGCAGCGACGCGCGTGGACGCAATAAGCGGGTCCAAGGCGAGGCCACAGCCTTTCGCATCTGGCAAGTCGCAAACGCTCTTGATTGGGACTGCACTATTGTTGAGTGCGCAAGGGCTGCGGGAGTTATTGAAGCGACCGCGAGGCTGGTTGTTAGGAGAAAGGGCTGGATAGGCAGGTTCAATCCTGACGCGGCAAACGAAGCGCGGGCAGGCGGCGCTCGCAAGTATTACGCCAAGCGGTGGCGGCACACACATTCAGACGCTGTTGACGTTTACGACATGATGGAATTGGGCGGATGACCAACAGTAGGAACAAAGGCGCTCAGTTTGAGCGCGATATAGCCAAGAAGCTATACCAGCTCCTTGGCGTGAACTTTGCCAGAGACCTTGATCAGTACCGCGCAGCCGACCACGGCGACCTGATACCAGACGACCCAGACTTTCCGTTCGTCATTGAGTGCAAGCGCTACGCTGCCGGCACGGGCTGCATGCCAGGCTGGTGGGCGCAAGCCTGGCGGGCGGCGGAGCGGACCAAGCTGCTGCCATGCGTCATCTACAAATACGACAGGCGCGACATCCGCTGCGTCATCCCGCTGGGTGCAGTGTTCGAATGCAGCCACGACTACACGATCGAGATGGATCTCGAGACCTTTGCCTACATATGCCGGGAGATCATGGCCGATGACATCTAATGTTCCGAAAGCGCGCGAGTTGCTGCAGAACGCACTGACCTACGACATGCCGGACGACGTGCGCGCCATTGTAAACGAGGCGCTTGGCATGATGACGCGCACATACTCGAAACCAAAGACGCGCACAGAAAGCCGGAGGGTTACGCGCGCTATGGCCGAGAATGTTCTGCGATACTACAGGAACAACCCTGACCAATCTTGCCGAGCAATCGGGCAAGTATTTAGGATCAACCAGGGGCGCGTGTCGGAGATCATCGCTCGCGGCCACGAAGGATTAAGGCATTACCCATGAACGGATTTGAAAAACACGGGCTGACCCACCTCAGTGCAAGCTCGATCAATCTGTACGCCAGCGCCCCAGATGTCTGGGTCGTGTCGTACCTGTTTGGACGCAAGACCCCAATGGGACCAGCTCCCTGGCGCGGGATCTGTGTCGAAGACGCAGTCGTGCAGATCTTGATGGGCGACAGCGAGACAGCCGCGATCGACAAGGCACTTGAAAAGTTCGACAAGCGCTTTCCGATCGGCGACGAAAAGACCAGCGCCGAGCGCCGTCGCATCCAGCCGATGACGCAGCTCGCCATCGAGGAGCTGATGGAGTTCGGCAAGCCGGAGTTCCCAGAAGACGAAGAGCATCCGCAGGAGAAGATCTCGATCACCGCCAAGGGCGAGGGCTGGTCGATCCCGGTGATTGGCTACCTCGACTTGGTCTTCCCGCAGCACGGCGTCGTGATCGATCTGAAAACCACAGGCCGCATACCATCGACCATGTCTGCTGAGCATCAGCTTCAGCGGGCTATTTATGCCAAGGCCAAGGGCAACATGGCGGTTAAGTTCTTGTACGTCAGCGAAAAGAAAACCAGCATGCTAGAAGACGGCGACCCGACCGAGCTGCTGGCGCAGGCAAAGGTGCAGATCAGCAGGATGGAGGCATTCCTGCGACACTGCGACAAGGAAACAGCCAGGGCGATCGTGCCGGTGCAGCCATCCAGTTTCTACTGGCAAGGCGCAGAAGATCTGCGCAAAGAATTTTACGGCATCTAAGCCGTAGATCCGACCGGGCGGTTCCCGGTTTCCAATGTGCCATCATGCACAATTCGACAAGGAGACTACCAATGTTTGAACTCGACACAGGATCAAGCGGCGTCGGCGGCCCGTTCCTCCAGTGGTCCGCACGCGGAACGCAGGACGGCAGCGTGGCAGCCAGGAGCTTTTACATCCGCGACGGCTCGGACAAGAAACCCTACGACGGCAGCAAAGGCATGGTCTTGGATATCGCCAAGATGAAGACCGGCTGGCAAAGGTCGGAAGGCATCGCAGGCGTAGCGCCTGAGTGGAAGTGGAACCCCAGCGTCAGCCAGATGATGCCCAGCCCAGGCGAAGACTGGAAAAAAGGTTTCAGCATTCCAGTCGCCACAGGCGGTGGCGCCACGGCAACCTGGGAGCAGGCAGGCACGGCAGCCTGGCAAGCCCTGGTCGATCTGGCACCGCAGCTGCAGCAGCAGCCCAGCCCAGATCAGCTGCCGATGGTCAAGCTGACCGACACGAAGGCCATGCAGTTCAAGCGCGGCTCAACTGTCAGCCCGGTCTTGACGATCGCGAAGTGGGTGCCGCGTCCTGACGCCTTGAAAGACGGCGCAGCGGCAGGCATTGCCACCGAGCCGGCAGCAGCCAAGCCAGCACCTGCCCCGGTTGCACCTCCCGCGCCGGAGACTGTTGACGCTGACGATCTGGAGTTCTGAGCTGCCAGAAAAAAAACCCCGGCGGGAAGGAGACCGCCGGGGTTAGTTGAGGGAGGACACAGGGCCATGACGCCCTATAAGAAGAGGTTACCATGCAGCCAGATCCACAGCAAGCCGATCAATCAGAGGTCGCGAATTTTCTGCGCGTCATCACCGACGGCTGGCAAGACATAGCAGACGAACAGCCGCAGCTTGAGCTGCGCTGCATCGGTCTCGGCGGGCAGGTCTCGGTCAGCCGGTTTGCTCACCACAACATCGAAGAAGCCGCGCAGCACGCGGTCGCGATGAACGAACACAAGCGCAACGTCTACGCCTGCATCAACCCGATCAAGCCAGACGCCGATCGCAAGGGTGCCAAGGATGACGACATCCTGGCCGCCTTCTACTGCTTTGCCGACGCCGACAACAGCGACAGCATGCGCAACGTGACAGCCTTCGCCGGTCCCAAGTTCACCATGTCAGTGCGCACCGGCACCGTGCCATACCTGCGCGGCCATGCCTACTGGCGGCTCGATGAACCCGTCAGAAACATGCAGGCGTGGAAGGCCGTGCAGAAGGCCATCGCCGCCAGCCTCAAGACCGACGAAACAGTGGTCAACCCATCGCGCATCATGCGCGTGGCTGGCACCATGTCCTGGCCGCCAGAGCGCAAGCGCATGAAGGGATACATCCCAGAGCTGGTGACCATGCGCACAACGTTCTCGACCGACCGAGATCCCGTGCCGTTCGAGCGCCTGATGCGTGCCTTCCCAGAGCCTGAACGTACAAACGCCGTACAGGATGGGTCGGCCAGTGGCCTACAGATCGACCTCGGGCAGCAGGCTATGGACCGCGCAATGGCCGAGGCCGACATCATGGCCGGCAACAACTGGCATCACAACGTCGTGAGGCTGGTGGCCAGCTACGTCTCACGCGGCCTGACAGACGCAGAGATCCACGCCCTGACCGATCGTTTCACGATGGCAGGCTACACGATCGAAGACACCAGGGTCGAGGTGCAGACCGCCATTGACGGCGCCAGGGCCAAGGGCTACGCCCCGACACCAGACCCAGTGACCGAGCGCATGGCGGCGCAAGCCGTACAGGCAGCAGATCAGGATAAGCCCGAGCAGACCTGGCCCACGCCAGTGGTGGCATTCAATCCGGCTCTACTGCCGCGTCGTCGCTGGGTCTACGACAACGTCTACATCAGGTCGTACCTGACCGTGACAGCGTCGGCAGGCGGCATCGGCAAGACCAGCCTGGCATTGGCAGAGGCGATCGCCATCTCCACCGGCAAGCCGATCCTGCAGCGTCCCGTGCGCGAACAGGTCAACACCTGGGTCATCAACCTGGAAGACCCGAGAGCAGAGATGAACCTGCGCCTGGCGTCGCTCATGCAGCACTACCGCGTCAGCCACGAAGACCTGGCCGGCAGGCTGTTCATCGACGGGGAAGACGACATCCAGATCACCCTGGCGGCAGAAGGCAGGGACGGCGTTGTAACCAACGACGCTTTGCTCGATTTGATGACAGCCAAGATCAAGCAACACAACATCGGCTGCGTCATCGTGGACCCCTTCGTCAGCATCCACGCAGTCAACGAAAACGCCAACGTGCAGATCCAGATCGTGGTTGCCATGCTGCGCAAGCTGGCACGCGACACTGACTGCGCCATGCACCTGGTCCACCATGTGCGCAAGGGCAACGGTGACGACGCCACCGTAGACAGCATCAGAGGCGCCAACGCGCTGATCGGTGCAGCCCGAGCAGCCAGGGTGATCAACCGCATATCAGCCGACGACGCCATGCGCCTTGGCATTGAGGAGGAGGAAGCCTCCGGCCTGTTCCGCATCGATGACGCCAAGGCCAACCTGGCAGCCCCGGCAGACAAGGCGCTCTACATGCGCACCATCGGCGTCGAGATCGCCAACGGCGAGTGGATCGGCACGGTGATACCAGTCACGCTGCCAGACCTGTTCGACGGCATCACGGTCAAGCAGACCAGGCAGGTGCAGCAAGCCGTCGAACAAGCCGGACAAGACGATCCACTGCGCAGCAACGTGCAAGCCAAGCGATGGGTCGGACACACGATCGGCGAGATCCTCGACATCGACACGAACGACAAGCACGGCAAGGCCAGGGTCAGCGGCATGATCAAGCAGTGGCTGAAGACCGACGTGCTGCGCATTGAGACGACCAAAGACGGCAGACAAGGCCGCGAGACCACCATCGTCGTGGTGGGCAAGATGATAACCAGAGAGGAGGCCGGACTATGACCGCCAACAAGCTACCAACCTACACCAAGGCAGAGGCACACCGCCTCGAAGACTACTACATCCACCGATACAAACAGGCAGGCCTGTGGGGTCAGGGCAGCGGCAAGGTGCCAGCCAACGACAACATCAAGCGCGGCGCATTCAACGTCACGCCAGCCGGCAAAGCCAGGCAGGCGAAGGCAACAGCCGACAAAGAGAGAGCGTACCAGCTCCTGGCACAAGGCCACGACACAGTCAAAGCCGTCAGGCTGATCATGAAGCGCACCGATACACCCGTGCGCAGATACTTCCGGCAGCTCGAAAAGGAAGGCCGGATCGAAGCGATCGAGAAGAAGGAAGGCGGCGTGTTTCGGTGGCAAGTTAAACCGCTTTCCTCACTTGGGTGAGGAAGGTGAGGAAGAGGTGAGGAAGGTGAGGAAAAAAACCCTATTTTCCTACCCTCCTCACCCCTACATAGGGGGTGAGGGGGGTGAGGAGGATGAGGGATAGCTTCGAAGTGAGGTGAGGAAGATGGAACAGAAGAAGCGACCCAAGCGGCCAGTCAGACAGCGCAAGTCCGATCGTATGCTACACTCGGGCGTGACGCAGGAAGAGATCCGATGCGACCATGCACTCGCCCCGTTCGATCACATGGCGCATCAGATGGATTTGAAATGGGGTGTCGATCGGCTCGTTGAGCTGGTAACGCCAGAGATGGCCGAGAAGTATGGCAGCGCAATGGCCAAGCTGAATGCTGCGATCGACGCCAATGATCCAGAGCAGGTCAGTTTGCGGGCCGGCGTTTGCATGAGAGGTATGGAGGCGATGGATCAGGCAGCCACGCAGAGCGGCGCTGAGCCTGCGTCCAGGGATGTGTGGCTGGTGCAGGCTGACGGCAGAGAGTTCGGGCTGCTGCGCGATGCTAGAGCCTGGCAGAGCGTGCAGGAGAAGCACCCAGGTCTGCGGTTACTGACGGAGCGCGAGATGGTCCTGGCGATCGAGATGTATCAAAGGTCGCTGGCCGGCCAGATGGTCGAGCAGGTGAAGAGTAGTTTTCCGCAGGCCGACGTGATAAAAATCCCCAACGACAACCTAGAAGATGAGATCCCATTCGGATGAAACGCGCAGACATTCTGGCCACGGCCAGCGAGTACGTCACGAAAGACCGAGCAGCCACGCACGGTGATGCAGAGGACAATTTCCGCCGGATTGCCGAGCTGTGGAACGCATACCTTGGTGCGGACGACATCACGACGATCGATGTGGCCGTCATGCTGGCCTTGCTCAAGGTTGCCCGGATCAGATCAAACCCAACACATGCAGACAACTGGATCGACATCGCAGGCTATGCTGCCTGCGGTGGAGAGATAGCGACAGGAGAGTAAGATGAGCGAAGAGAAGAAGCCAGCCAAGCGAGTGCGCGTGACCAAGCAGTTGATGACCGAGGTTGCCGAGCGCTTGTCCAAAGGCGAAAGCCTGCTGCGCATTTGCGACGATGAAGCGATGCCAGATTACAGCGCGATCACAAAGGCGGTCATCCGCGATCAGGAGCTGTACGAGATCTACCGGCAAGGCCGTGTGTTGCAGGCAGAATACTACTCCGATCGGATCAACAACCTGGCCGAAAGCCCGCTGCCCAGCAAGGATGAGCAGGGCAACCCGGTTGATGGTCGTTGGCTTGGCGCTGAGATCCAGCGACGCAAGCTCGAGATCGAAACACTCAAGTGGACCTTCGCACGCACACAGCCCTATGGGCTGCGCGACAAGAAGGAAGATGCACCACAGCAGTCGGCCATCACGATCAGCTGGGCTGGTGGTGACGTTGCCGTCAGCGGCAGCGACTGAGCCTTGTCGTCCTATATATCACACAGGCTGTGGCACGAACTACGCGCGGGGGGTGGGCTGCCTGCCGTGATGCCTGGCCCCGGCACTAGATGTTGTGTTGATGTCCCGGTTTCTGGACGCCAAACGGCTAAGCCTTTGATATCATTGGCTTTGCGACTTAACATA